CAATTTTCGATGGATTGTTGAGGCCTAACTTAAAACAAAGTAAATCATCACCACGATACCCTAACGTAAACAAGTGTATAATTCCTATTTTTTCTAATTCTGAGACTACAGACCTCTGTAGACGCTGGATGGTTCTAGCGAACCTAATATCTTTTTGGGCTAATGTTGTTTTATCTTCTTGTGCACCTTCTCCCATAACCAAATATGATTGTGGTATTTTTATGGCAGCAAAAAGTTTTTCTCTTAAATATTTTACGTCTTCGATCTGGCCGGTAAACTGACCGCCTGCTAGATTATCAATCTTTGTGTTTGATGCCCCGCCACGAACTGGAACGAAATAATCTTCTTCAATTGATAGTGGATTGTAACGAAGATCAACACGACCGGTTTTTGGATCAACTACCTGATGACGCTTCATCTGCGTCATTACTTTTTGCATATATTGCTCAACGTCCTGTGGCGGTATCGCACCCACGTCGATATAAAATACACGCCTCTCTGGAGAGCGAACGATCCTGTATGCCATCATGGCATCTTCCAGCAGGGTAAGTTGTCGCCATATTCTGCGAGCCGGCTCAAGCACTGAAGTTCCATACGGGTAGTGTTTATCATTACCAAGAACCCTAAAGTGAGCAACTTGCCAGTTCTCCAACGTAAGCCCAGCAGTGTTCCATTGAAATTGTACGTAATTGGGGTTTGATTCATCTTCCCCCTCCAATCTTTCAATCTCTTGCTGTGGTATCCCAATGCAAGCTTTAACTCCCAAATTGTCGTCCAAATCTAAATAAAGAAACAGATCACCATATTTGCACATGGTTCTCGCCCAACCAAACAAATTGTGTTCAATGTTTAGAACATTATAATATAAAGAATGTAAGATTGCCTTTATTTCTTCATTTGGGCATTTAATCTGTAGCATAGACTGCATGGATGAGTGAGTTGTAATTTCATCCGCATAAATATCAATACTTGAAGCAATTATCGGCTCGTATTCCATCTCGTCAAAGTCAACATAGCGCTCTGATCTATTTCTATTAGATATCATACTAACAGTAATTGAATTCATTGCGTTATATTCAGTTTTTTTAAATTGTTTACCAGAAGCAGACTTAAATCTAGATGAGAAAACATCCAAGTGTCGTCTTCTAAGTTGCCGTCCTGTTTGTGTTCTTCTATTAACAATCGGTCCAGAAAAAAGTTTGGTCAATGATCTAAACAGACCAGATGTTTCATTATACGGGTTTTTTCCTTTTTTTATTTTTCTATTAGCCATTTTATTATCCTTTGTAAATCCAAGAGTATTGCGTCAGTTGTTCTTTAAAATCTTGTTGTTTTTTCTTTACACTCTCACTATATCCCTGCATGCCCTTGATAGTTGTATTCATAATGCTATCGCTTTTATACATAGAGCTAATCATGGCCTTTTTATATTCTATTTCTCGCTTGTTAACTTGCAAAGCCGTATCTTTAACCCAGCATCCAATTGCAAGTGCCATAATCAAATCATCGTTATATGATCTCATTGCTTGCGGTTTTCCGTTGTTCCATATAAAAGTTTTAAATTCGTGATATAGTCTGGAGGAGTATGTTGTTAGCATTTTGTTTCTTATAAATTCTTCGAGTTTTGCTACTACAAGTGGTCTTGTCTTTGTTGATGTAGTAAACCCGGGAATTGCTCTATCCAATGCTTCGCCCTGATGTGCTTCCACATATTCATGAGTTGATTTCATTGAGTAATATAAATTTGGATAGCCTAGGTCAACTAATTTTTCCAAAATTGATATCCCGATGCCGTTGTTTTCAACAACCATTAGGCAGGCGCCATATTCCATACCAGCATCAAAAAGTATTTTTGCGTACATGTCTAATGTTGGTTTGCCTTGGTATTCAGCAACTACCTCCATTGTATTAAGTTTGAGAACATGAAAAACAGAATTATCAGCACCATCACCTCTAGCTACATCAGCAGTCAGTAAGTATTGATTATTGCTATCAAATTTGTCCCAAATCCAAAAATTTCTGTCGTATCCTGTTCTATATATTGGCTCTTTGATGTTTTCATGAACCCAAGTCAAATCATCTGGGTGAACCACCGTATCGCCAGAAGTGTTAAAGTTGCACAATAACTCTTGAGCAATTTGCCTTTTGGACATGTTTTTGGTTTCTTTTTCAAACCATGCTTGGTCTCTTTCAGGATGAACATCCCACATTAGCTCAATTGGATTAAATTCGTTGTCGCCGTCAATGGCGCTAGTATAGGTTTTATGAAACCAATTACCGGTTCCTTTCGGCGTTGAAAGGGCAATGCACCGACCACCAGTTGCTAGCGTGGAGTAAACCGCAGTCCATATATCGCTCATTTTTTCAATGTGTGCTGCCTCATCGACAACAAGAAGAGAAAGCGCTTCAGAACGACCAGCATCTTCAGAAGTGGGAACTGCCTTAATGATTGATCCGTTTGATAACTCAAATGAAGTTCTATTATCAACGTCAATAGTTGCAATCTTCATCCAATCAGGCAAATTTTTCATCATGCTCTTTACTTTCTTGACCAAGTTGGAAGCAGTGCTGAACTTGGTTGCAAGAACCACAATGTTCTTTTCTTTGTGAAAAAGCATAAACCAAACACAATAAGCAGCGGTAATCGTAGAGATTCCCAACTGCCTTGCTTTTAGTATGACATTAAAACGAAAATCGTTATAATCATTAAGTAAATCATCCTGATAAGGATAAGTTTTGAATTGTATCAGGCCTTTCATTGGATGACTTATACGGCAATAGTTATTAATAAAGTATGGAGCGTCTTTCCCACACTTTAATATTTCTTTAACAATTTGCTTCTTTGTAAGTCTAAATGCCATGTCATCCTATTGTTGTCCGTTTATTAAATGAAAACCAATGAATCACCAGAGTCAAACTCGTCTTGTCGGGCTAACCCCATTTTATTTAACTTTTCAAGCATCTTTAGTGATATTTTTACTTTTTCACCGGTTTCATCGTCTACTAAAAAATAGCTTCCAGACTGTTGTGCTGGGCTTTTCAAAGACGGTGGGCCACTGTATTGTTCCATCTCTGCTTCGTTCATATACCCTTCTTCATTCATGTGATTCATTTCATACATACTACTCATTTCTTTTAAAATTAATTTTTTTAATTTTTCTGTTGTTAATTTCATTTAAATATCTCCTAAAATTTTTCACTTTTGTGCATAATTCTTAAAATACCAGATCTAACATCCATCTCGTTTCCGCCCTCTGAAACATAGTCACCGCTTTTAAGTAACTGCATTGCCTGCGGCTTACTTACTGGCATCTCCATTCCATCGCTGTGTACGAGAAAAATACTTCTTGCTTCTTCAGGAGATACGGCATCACCCATAGAATCTGAATAATCTATATCAGGCATTTTCATATCCAGCATTTCTGCTTCGATCATTTCTTTTAATAATTTTGTTGATAATTTCATTTTTGATTAGCTCCTTTTTTTCTTGTATCATTTTGAGGTCTTTTGTTATTATTGTTAAGTTCCAAAAATTTTCTAACAGCATCGTCTACTGTTCTTCCCTCGGAGCCATGTGGAGACTCAAGTTCGTTTAAACCTGAGATTTTGTAGTGACAATACGCTTGAACAAAGGAGCGCACACGAGATACGGAAGTTGCTAAAATTTGACAATCTCCCTCTTTTGTGAGAGTAACCGAATTTCCTGTGATTACTTTATACTCTTTCTGTAAAAACTTTTTAATTTCATTTAGTCTACGGTTTATCTCATTCTCAAAGCCGCCACCATGAATCTCTTTAAGTTGAATATCGGATTGGTATTTGATACACAGTTTATTGTTACTAAATTGTACACTGAAGCCGTCCATAACTCTCTTATCCATAATTGGACACCCTTCTTCTCGCATCAAACCAATCTTCTTGGCTTCGCCATCACGAACATAACGTTCGTCATGAGCACCATCGTAAGAGTTTGCGGCAGCTTGAGCAAGGCCCTGAATAATTTGTAATATATTTGATTCTGCCATTATTTATTCCTCTTCAAGTTTTCATGCAGTTGGGTCAATTGTGCATCATTTAAGGATTCAATGATTGTAATAATTTCACTAATCTTATTTCCTTTAGAAATCTTATTAGCACGATCAACTTCTTCTTGGATGATTTTCTTAAGTCGTTTTTTTGTTATTTGCATTTGGTCTCCATCCTTTTTTCCATCTATCTTCACGACCCTCAACCCACTGGATGTAGCATTTTTCACAGCAATTAAATTTTGACATGTAAACATCATCATTAGATTTGAATGAATATGTGTCACAAACAGGGCAAGAACGCTTTGATTCTCTTGTAATTAGTTTCTTTGATATTAAAACACCATCAATTTCAACTTCGTCCGGTGTTTGTTCAGATGCAACATAAAATTCTTTTAGTTGAGACAGATATTCTTTTTCTTTACTGTCGTTCCACTCTTTTTTCGGATGCTGGACGGTGTCTTCGCCATACTTCTTTACAATCGCCTGTTCTACCTTGATTGCATAGTTTGGGTCTTTGCTCATTATATCTCCTATTTAACCAAGTTTACAATACCAACAGCAGTAAGCATGCCGGTAACAAAGCCGCCTGCAAGCCACCAGCCGCTTCTATTTGGTTTTATTTGTTCACGAAGATATTTGTTCTCTTCGTCTCTAATACTAATTAGCTCATTAAGGCGCACATCGTCAGCCTCACAAGTTGCGGATAGTATATCATATTTATACTTCTCTCTTGTTTTCATTAAGTCTACCTCATAAGAAACTCGCAATTCGCATTCCTTGCCTTCAAATTTCTTATCAACGATAATCTTGGCAATTGCCGCATCGTTTAGTAGTCTACCGCTAAAAGGGGCAACGTCTCCCTGCTTAAGTGTGGCAAATTCCGGATCATCTGCGTATGCTGCCGGGGTTGCAATCAATAAAAATAAAATAAAACTAGTCATATGTTCTCCGTGTAAAAAGGTATTATAACATAGTTTTAGAAGTTTGTCAAGTTTTTTTATCTCTTTTTTATTCCCAACTGTTCTTCTAAGATACGATCAACTTCATCTGGGTCTTCTTTTGCTTTTCGCACCATTTTCTTAACAGCTTCTTTCTTGGCATGAGTTATGCTTACCTTATCCTTCTCATATCTTTCCTCAATCTTATCAACAGCCTCAGAATATCTTTGCTGCGCTTCTTCTTTTGCTTGCATCTCTTGTTGATGCGCCCTTTCAATCACCTCTTTCTCTTTGATATACATCTCTTTTGCTAGTTTGGCCTGTTCTTTAAGTGCGTCTTTGCCCCTCTTACCCAAAAGGTAAGAAACCAATACTGCGGTGGCGAATACAAGCCATCTCCAGTATTGGCGGCACCATGCGGCAGCTAACTTCAACTTAACCCAAAGCATTATCCATGTTTCCATACTTTAACTGTGTCGATGACCGATTGGCCACCAACATAAATCATAGCAATCAAGCCCCAAGTATCTGGGTCGAGACCGTACCACATAAACATCGCTGTGGCTGTCGCAAACACTAACAACTTTCTAGACACGGCTTTGCCAAGAATGATGTCTACCATCCCAAGTTTATTAATTGCTTCCACCGACTCGCAGTCACCCGACAAACGATGGTCTTCTTGGGGAGTGTCGTGATCATGACAACTCATTAACAGCACCCTCCTGTGCACTTGCATCCGTTGGCACAACATGGCCCTGTGCATTTACATTTTTTTTCTTTATTTCTCATTTTTTGATCTCCTTTTTTTTGATTCTAAATACATTGGGTTATCACGGGAAATTGGTTTTGAAAAATCAGTCTTTGCATATCGATCTGCTTTTTCACGGGCCTTTCTGTCTCTTTGATCTGATTTTGTTAATCTTGCTCTAAGCCTTCCGTCCTCAAAACCAGTTATGTATTCAGGGTCTTTTGTGAGGTTAGGCTCCATTTGAAGCGTTTCATACCCCATTTCTTTTGCAAAGCCGTCTTTGTACCCTTTTCTATAGGCCCTACTACCTTTGTCATAGTTTTCATCAATATAGCCACCCATTTCGTTCAGAGCAGCCATTTCTTCTTTTATCATTTGTTTTAATTTTTTTACCGTTAAATTCATTTTATATCCTCACGTTGGCATAGCCATCGACTTTATCAATGTCAATTGTCATGTCGACAACATCTTTTAGAGAATCAAGATGGGAGATTAATATTACAGTCTTGAATTGATTTTTAATTAATCTTAACAATCTTGTAAAACCTTCCATGTGCTCTTGATCTAAAGCCGTTGCCGGTTCATCAAGTATAAATAGTTCGCTCTTTGGCAAATTTGTAATTGAGATAAGAGCTAATCTTATTGCCATCGATGCAAGAGTCTTCTCTGCACCTGAGCCCATAGAAAGCGGACGAGGATCGTAATATGGATGTTTTATATTTATGTCGAGCTTGGCATCGTTAGACTCAAAAAAGACCTCAAAATCAACAATATTGCTTAGTATTTTAGCTATTTCCTCATTCAATAGAGGCAACTTCTGCTTAATAATCTGGTATGGGATACCATTTGGGTGCATGCATTGCAAAAATAAATCATATGCAATCCATTCCTTTTCAACTTCCTCTAATTCTTTACGATTCTCCCTAAGGTTATTTAGATTTGCCTTTGTTGATCCCTGTTCTACGAGAATATCAGTGATTCTATCTTGACATTTTTTGTAGCTATTGTTTTTTGTTTTAATCACTGCTTCAAGCGCTGCTCTTTCTCTGTTAAGAGTGCTCAGGTTTTCTATTGCTTCCCTATTTTCTTCGTATAGGTGTTTTTTCTTACAGGCCTCTGTATATTCTACCTGTAGAAGTTCTAATTTTGATTTACTGCCTTCGATGGATAGTTTATTCATCTCAATAGTTCTTTGGGTATTCTGCATGTGGCCCTCTAGAGTGCTGTAAACCGTTATTTGTCGATTTACATTATCAATCTCCAAAGAAAGAAGTTCATCTTCAAAATCCCTAATGAGTTGCTGTAGGTGTGTAATTTTTTTGGTTATATTGGGTAAATTCTCTTTGGCTGTGTGTGCATCCTTTACAAACTTATTGTCACAACAAAACTTGCAGTCGGGGTCATATTCATGCTTATCAAGCATAGCTATCTTCTTTTTCTCGGACTTTTCTTTTGCAATAAAGAAATCCAGAGCTTTTCTGGTTTCACTTATTTTTGATTCATAGGAATCGTATGAAGCCTTCTGAAGTCTTAGCTCGTGGATGTTAATTGACTCAAATTTGTTTTTATCAAAATCAAGTTTATCAGTTAAATCCCAAACCCTGAAATTAAAATCTTGTATTCTATCCTTAAGGTCATTCTTTCTGGATTGGATCGACTCTATTTTTGCATTTATAGCATCAATATCAATTGATTCTGCTGGAATATTCTTGATTCTGGAATTGAGAATATCCAACTCTTCTTGCAACTTATCACGTGCAAAAGTTATATTTTCACACTTTGCTCTTTGCGCTGAGAGTTCTTCCTCAATCTCCTCAAGAATTTCAATATTCTTTTGGATATCCTTATCCCACTTCTTATCTTGAAGTCTCTTGACGACACCTTTTAATTCAGCCGCATCCTTCTTTGCTAATTTAAACTTTTTATCAAATATTTCCAAATCAAGAAACTTTGCAAGAATTTCTTTACGCTTTGTTGAGCCTTCTTTAACAAAAGACAAAGAGTCCAACTGAGAAGACATAGAAGTGAGTAGAAAGTCATCCATTGTTCCAAACCGCTTTCTAATGTTTGCGTCAGTCTCATTGCGAGTTGTGCCATTCATACTTTCATCTTCAGATACCAAATGAAAATCTAAATCAACTTTTGCTTCCTGTGTTTCTCTGCCTTTGTATCTTTTTGTATATTTTTCTAAATTGCGACAAACTTTGTACGATTTGTCACCGATGTCAATTTCAACCTTACCAATAGCTTTAGCTTTGTTTTGATTTATGACGTGTACGTTTTTTCGCTCACCCTTTGAGGTTGCATTAAACAGCGTGAAAAGAATACTGTCGATAATACTAGATTTTCCGGAATAGTTACGACCAAAGATCCCAACAAGACCGTTGAGCTTTGAAAAGTCGATTTGATTCTTTTCACCGTAGTTGAAGAGGTTCCCCCACTCCGCTTTCCTGATTTTCCAAATAACATTTCTACTAACTTCCTCCCCTTGTTCTGCTAAAGTATTATATTTTTTATTATGCTCTAAAACCTTTTCAATCACACAAGGCTCAAGCTCCATATCGGCTAAATAGTTATTAATATACTTTTCTTGCACACTAATATCACGAAGATTTTCTGTTAGTATTGAATTAGCATAGTAGCCGTCATCATGCATATTTGATGATTCTTTGCCATTGAGCACAACCACGGAATATGGACTCCATCTCATTTCTGCGATAGACTTTGCTTTTCTGATCTTGTCTGATGGCAGGTTGGTCTTTGAGACGATTCTCAACCTTGCATTTCTCGGAACATGAATATCCGGCAATTTGCCTTCCTTTGTCAACCTTACAGTGATGAAGGGTCTTGGATTGATCAAGTGGCGCTTTAATATATTAAAATTATCTTTGTCTTTGATCTCCCACAAAAGATAGCCTTTTAGGGCGCCTTCGCTAAATTTCTGTTGAGTGGTTGAACCACAATACCAAATACGCCCCTCGGGATCCAACTGTTGCTGTCTATGAATATCCCCAAGCATTGCAAAGTCAAAGTCACGAAAGATGTCCGCATTGTCATCGCCTTGGTCCATAGCCCAGTTTGCTCCAGTCATAGAACCAGCAATCGCTCCGTGATAGAGGGCGATGTTGATTTTGCTTTCGTCTGTGGGCTTAATCCAGTTCTCTCTGTCGAAGACCGACAGCACGTTAAGCACTATATCGCCTTTAACCTTGGTCTCTCCACTATCTTTCAACAGGTAAAGATTAGGATGTTTAAGAGCATTAACAATTGGTGTAACGGCGTCCTGCCGGCTATCGTTCTTCAAATTACCGTCGTGGTTACCAAGAATAACATAGGTTGGTGCGATGTTTGCCAAAGATGCTAAAAACTCAGCACATAATTGAAAGTATTCAGGGCTGAGTTGTGTTTTGGTGTGTGCAATGTCTCCACAGTGGACAATGCAGTCCGGGGCGTCATTCGCTAGTTTCTCATAGAGATCACGAAACGCAATGCGATATTCATCGTGATACTTTAAATTTCTGATATGTGTGTCTGCTATATGTGCTATCTTATACATTAGTCCTCCTTGTTGATAAGTTTTTCCATAATTGTTAGTGCTCTGTTTATAGGATACAGAGCTTCCTTTAAAATTTCATAATGATCTTCGCCTTTTAGCGGGGCTACTGTCATCATTATTATATCTCTCTTAATCTTCTTTAATTTCATCCAATTGATTTGAAGATACTCTTTGTCTTTGTTCACATTATCCTCCTTAGTTCATCCATTAAGAAATAATCATCATGGTCAATGGCTTGAGCCATCTCCCTTCGAGTCTCCAAAACCCTTCGTGGCATTTCAGCAATGTCCTCAAACCCACTTACATCTATCTTGTAAAGCTCGATATCATAGTATAACATATTCTTGATGATTTGTCCAGTCTTTTTTTCAGCATCTTGATCAAAAGCTAAGTAAACCGGCGTGTCATTCAGGGCTATCGCTTGAAATAATTTTGTTTTGTCTCGCAAAGTGGAACCAAGCACAGGAATAGCGTTTTCCCCGGCCGCTATGGCATCAAAAACGCCTTCTACGAGCGTTATCGGCTCATCCCAGTCTATAAACAATTCGTTGAAAATAACGTCCTTTTTGGCCGGGGGATTGAGGTATCTCCATGAGTGACCAACATAGGATCTTGCAATAAAATAATTGATGTCCCCATTGTTGTTGAATGAAGGTATGATTACTCTGCCTCCATATTGACCTTCGGGACAGTAGCCTATTTTCCATCTCAGTATCTTTTCTTTGCCTATACCTCTGCTCTCCAAGTATTCTAGTGGTTTTTTGGATGTACGGGGCAAATGCTTATTGCACAAAGATATGAACTCATCTGGCAGTGAGAGAGTGATCTCCTCTTCAATGTTGTTGATTTCATTAAAGATCTGATCAAACTCTGATAGATCGAGACGACCTTCCAACTCAAGCCACTTCTGTCTTTGCTGGTATGTTCCAAACTTGCGAACAATACGATAAGCGTTCTTACCTCGTTTGTCGCAGATCCAGCAGTGCCAACCTTTCTTAAGGTTGATTGCCAGCTTTTTCTTGTGATGATTACAATAAGGGCAATGGTAGTATAGCTCACCACCCGATGGAGTGTTGGGTCTTCCCAAAATCTCCGATAAAATTCTAACCTTCTCCTCCACTTGATACCTCCATATCATTTGCAATTTCTGTCTCTAGCATCTCAGCTTCGTGCAGGTATTTACCAGCAAGTGAGAGATTACCTTTCCTCTGAGCGTCAAATGCGCTTTTTCTTAATTTAGCCAATTCAGCTTGCTTTTTCTCAAGCGCAGTTTTTAATCCAAATAATTTACGAATCCATTTCATTTTTTTCTCCTTTCTAGTGATATAGCCCTAACCCAGTTAGGATGAAACGCTTGAATATTTCCATTTGAAAAACCAACAACATAATGTTTGCCCTTCATACCAACTACTATTCCCATCTCTGGGTATCCCATTTCGAGCATTGATTTGCTCATGTAAATTAAATCACCTATCTTCATTTATTACCTCCATTTTTTTTGCTTGTTCTGGTGTCCAGTGCCAATCTCCATTTAGATTATCCCACTTGACTACAATGTATCCATCTTTAGTAATTTTTATGATTGTACCAAAGCACACTCCATGTTCTTTATCTAAAAACAACTTTACTCTATCGCCTTTATCCACTTATCACCTCCAAGTCATCAGAGTAAAATGACCAACTATCTCCAACAGCCAACCAATAGACCTTAATCCATTGCTGTGCCCTGTTAATTTTTAATACAATACCGAAATCTGACGTTGGCATACATTTTACTTTTACTAAATCACCAACTTTCATTTACTGTCTCCAAGTGTTTAATTGGTTCTAAATAAACTTCGGTCGAGTCAAACCATAAAACGCCAACCAAGTAGTCGTCAACAATTTCTATAATAACCCCAAAATCATTCGAAAAATGCATGGGCAAATCAGGCTTCCATGTTACTAAATCTCCTACTTGCATAAGAAATCTTTTTTGTATTTTAGCAAAGCCTGTTCTTTCATTTTACATTCTAACACAATATCAACAGATTGTCCATAATTTTCAAATGGAGTGTAGTACCAATCTGAATGTGCGCTGGCTCTGACGGAATCATCTTCATGTTTTTTCTTGGAATTTGAATGATGACAAATTTGTTTTACTTTTACCTTTTCCCATGTTGATCGAGCAAGATAGAACGCATCATGATAACTTAGGTCTTGTGGGCCAAGTTCATGATGATGAGAATCAAACACTATTGGAATACCAATTTTAGAAAAGACACCGTCATACAACATTTTAGTAGAGTAGAGAGAAGCTCGATCATCGTTCTCAACCGTGAGTCTGGCTTGTGTGTTTGGCGCCAGTCTTGCAAAGTTGTTGCAGAATCTAACAAGAGCCTTGTCATGTTCTCCATATGCGCCACCGACATGAATATTGATTTTAGCTTGTGGAGATTCCGGCAAGCCCATAAGATCCATTTGTATCGAGTGGGAGTCAAGCTCTGCGATAGTTTTACGAACAACTTCGTCGTTTGGAGATGCGAGACAATTAAAGGGACCGGGGTGAAATGATAAACGTTGACCGCCAGACATTGCAATTTCTCCAGCTTGGGACAAAACATCAGCAATAGCATCAATGTCTGGCAAAGTAAAAATATCATATTCAGAGAACCAAGGAAACAGGCATGATGTCATGCGATAGACTTTGATGCCATTCGCATTGTTCCACTCGATAATCTTCTTGAGCGCTTTCACGTTGATGAGAGCTAGCTCTGATGCGTATGCAATACCTTTAGATTGAAAGGTGCGCTTGATCATACCACGATTAGAGCAGATTTTTTGTTTTTGTAGTGCCATGTTGATACAGGCATATCCTAAGTTTATTGTCATATTGACCTCCGATGTTATTATCAATATAACCTATCACAATAATTTGTCAAGCACTTTTATTATTTTTTTTCTGCCAATCATAAGATATTTTATCTTTCTTGATTGGTCCACCTTTTGCCCATGTTCTACATGCACGAGCGCTATGGCATTTAAAGTGATGCATCCAGCAATATCCAAGCCTACCATCAGGATCTGACACGGGGCCCGGCATACACTTATCCATTCTTGGACTTATATCAAAGGCAACACAATTAGCACAGACTGATTTTTTTGCTGCTTCTTCAGTAGTATTCCAGTATTCTGCTATATCTTCCCAGTAATCGCCCGGCTCGTCAACGTTAAGAGGGCCATACTGTATATGTTCTGCCTTTATAGATGCGTCTCTGTTTTTTGTGTTTAATTTAAGATTCTGTGTTGCGGCAGGGCACTTTAGCCTTAATAGCTTTTTAATCCTTACTCTTATCATCTTTCTTGTCCCTCTCTAATTCTGGATGAAATCCGATGTGGACTACTTTCCCGTCTTTGGTTATTGATTTACCATCAATCTTAATCTCTGCGGGGTATTTATTTTTTGGGTTGTCATACCAATAATAAACATCATAGCCGCCATTATCTAATAACGTTACAACGAGACCACGATCGTAATCCTTATCCTCTGCTTTTAATACTATATCTTTGCCTCTAGGCAACTTGTGATCGTAATTTTTTTTCTTTGTTTCATTTATTCTTATTTTAATCATTTAGTATTCCTATCCTTTCATAGATTTTGATCCACGACACTTCCATTTTTTTCTAGAAAGATCGTTTGCGCAAGGAGGATTCTTACACTTTTTTATTTTTGCTGATCTTGCACAATAGGCATCGCCCTTCTTTGTTCCGGGTCTGATTCTGTCTCCTCCGCCTTTGGCTTGACCTTTCTGTCCGAATGAGCGGCATTTACCGTTAACTCTTTTAGCGAAGCGCTTTCCCTTTGATGGCTTACATGCTTTCTTTTTTTTCTTTTCTTCAAGCCCTTCTTCATTCACGGCTTGTTCTTGGATGCCGTATGTTTTACATGGGTCTTGGCCACATCCACAATTCTTTTTGCCTTCTTTCTTGATTGCTTTTTTTATTGTTTTTGACTGGTTACCATGAGCAACAACTGCTGCATCTAGTTGATCTGTTACATCTTCCAATTCTTCTTTTTCTTTGTCTGTAATCTCTGCTTCATCAAGAGCTTCATTCTTCTTTGACTTGTTACCCCAGTTCTTAGCGCCAACCTTGCGACATTTAACAAGTGCACCTGAAGCATATGCGGATGGCCACACATCATATCTTGATCTAACCTTGTGATAGCAAGCATCTTTTTTTGCTTTTTTCTTTTTGTACTTGCGCTTCTTTTTACGACGTGCTTTTTTAGATGCCTTTTCATCAATAAGATTATCTAATTCTTCTTGAATAATTTTGTGTAGTTCTTCTGTTGTTAGATTCATTTGCGTTTCCTCTTTGATCCTTTCTTGCCCCAGCTTTTTCCACGGCCACGCTCTTTGCAGGCACCGGGAGTTGGCCTACATGCGGGATATTTTTTACGCTTCTCGCCAGTTGATCGCCCGCAAGACTTATAGCCGCCTTTTCCATCAGGCGCATTGCAGTCAACCCAGCCCTTCTTCTTGCCTTTGGCGCCCTTGCGGCCAAACCAATCACGAAGTGATGATTCTTTACTTGACTCGCTACCAGCTTTTTTGCGCTTCTTACGTTTTTTCTTGCGCTTCTTTTTACGCTTCTCGTCAAGTACTGCTTCAAGTTCTTCAATAATTATTTGTTGTAGTTTCTTTTCTGTTATATCCATTGTAAAGTTCTCATTGTAAATAGTTACTTTTTCTTCTTCTTTTTTCTTAATCTAATTGTTTTGCGCTTAGAGGCCTCTTTTCTCTTCTTAGCGTACTCATATGCTTTTTTCAGCCTTGCTTTGGTTTTTGGGTCTTTGGCGTTTCTATAGGCGGCTCTTGCCCTTTGGTGAATTAAGTTAATTATCTGTGATTGTCTCTTATGTGACTTAGACTTAAAAGATTTCTTAGCCAGTGTTTTCCGTATTGCGGACATAGATTTAAAACTTACTTTTACTGTATCGCTTGGATCTTCGTCTGTATATAGTCTACGCCCAGAGCCTTTTGGCTTCTTACCCGTGCCTTTCTTGGGATCTTTACCCTCTTCGGCCTTTACACAATTACGATAAGTTCTGCCAAACATCTTTTTGGTCTTGCGTGTTGGGTGTGTCTTATAACCCTTCTGGCATCTTTCATCAAGATTTTCTTTCTTTATTGGACTTTTACACTGCTTTGTTGCCGCTTTTTTTGTAAGACCTTTTGGCCTATCTGCGCCTTGTTTGGACATAGCGCACATGAATCGTTGTTGCGGTTCGGAATAGGCTTCTTCAATTTCCTCGTTTTTTCTTTGTCCCTTCTTGGAGCGAGTTTTTTGATTTTTGCAAAATTGCTTCATAGTGAATCCTTTTGGATTAGCACAACTTTTCTTTCTTTTGCTGCGTTCTGATTTACTCCACTTTTTATCTTCAGCAACAGTTCTATTACCAACGTTCTTAAACAGACCAACATCAACAATTACAATGTCTTTCGTTACTGGTCTTACAAGAACGTTTCTGTCGTGCATGTCTCGTGCCTCTAGACCTGTGTGGGTCTTTAAATCTCTGATTGCTTTTAATAAACTTTTTGCACCGGGATACCCAAGAGCCCCGGCTTCCTTAGGAGCCCCGGGATAGTTTGGCCCACCAATTCCAATTGGAGTATAATTTCTGTATGATTCAATAAAATGTTCTACGGAGAACTCCAACTCATCCATAATATCATCTAGACTAATATTGTGTGGAGCCGATATTAATTTTCTTATCGAATAAGCAATAAAATAAAACAAAAAAGACATAGCGGCCGTGCCACTATTTTCCAAATCTTCTTCAGCAACACTCACATAGTCCCATAGTGCAGGATTTTTTTGCAGCATCAATGATTTTAATTTATTAATTTTTGTCTCTGGATAAATAATATTATCAAAATTCATACCAAAAACAATCTTTCGTAATTCTTGTTGTACTTCTTTAGGAAAACTATATGCCATGTGATCAATAAGAATTAGTCGACTTTGCGGCTCAACTACCATCATATTTGCTCTATAGCCGATGTCTTTAAAAACATCCAAATCTTCTAATGACACATCGGGCCTAAAAGCTCCAACTTCTCTAAATCCAAACAAGTCTTCAATCACTGGTTTGACATTTGGATCATTCTCTAAAAGCTCCATCACAATCATGATGTATAATTTATCTTGGCTAACAGTAATCATGTCTACTGCCGCAAAGTGTTTCGCAACTTCATCAGATTTGGCTCTTGCGTCAGAGACTTTTTTGTATATATTGGCTTCCCTTTGTCCATTAGCATCATTATACATAACTTTGATTGCTCTTGGCAAATTGTCCTG